AAAAAGGGGGGGGGTGGTTATTTTGGGGATTTTGTCCCCTTGAGAAAGGCGAGGGAGATGGGGATAAACGGGGAGTCTATCTTTAGATAGACCCCCATTGTCCCCCCCGATGTGCGTTTGGGGTTGATGTCAAAAGTTGGGGGTGGGGATGAGCATGAACATGGATGAGTGCAAAGAGTGTGGGGCGGCAGCCATGAAGGTCGGAAGGGCACGCGCCCAGTCTGGATCGGAAATTTTTCCGATGTATTGCGCGGTTTGCGGCGATGTCACGGCAAGATATGTGAAAAAAAGCGTTGCATTGAAATTACCTTTTGTCAAAATAATTAAAACAAGAACGCAGAAGTTTATGGAAAGAAAACAAATACAGATTGCGTGTGAGGTTTGCAAAAAGCCGGAAAGTGAATTGCACCATTGGGCACCGTTTTATATATTCAAAGATGAATCCGACTATTGGCCCAAAAGCTACCTTTGCAGGGCGTGCCACGCGCGGTGGCATAGATTGGTCACGCCGAATATGTCGCACCCTTTGACCACTTCTGATGCATGACATACACTCCCCCCATGCCATACAGCCAGCAACAGAACCGACTCTTTCAGGCCGCAGCTCATGACCCCGCTGTGGCAAAGCGCGTCGGTATTTCTGTGACCGATGCGAAGCGCATGGCCAGCGAAGGGGTCAAAAACAAGCCGCAGCAGCTTGCGGCTGCGTTGATGCGAGGCAGGCCGTGACCGATAGCAAAGTAGAAACGGTTGCAAAGAAAAAGTGGATTCCGCCTAACGCTGGCAAGGGACGGGTCAAGGGCACGCCTAACAAGGTCACCAAGAGCTTCCGAGAGACGATCCAGAGGTTGTTAGAGGACAACAGCGAAAACGTCTCTAAATGGCTAGAAAGCGTTGCTAAGGACGATCCGAGCAAGGCTCTTGACCTTGTGTCTAAGTTGGCCGAGTACGCTGCGCCGAAGTTGGCTCGAACCGAACTGGTTGGCGATGCTGATCGCCCGGTTAAATTTGAAGTTGTTGCACCTTGGATGAATGAGAATGTTGCCAAACGCAACTAAATACTCTACCATCCTTGGATGGATAAATATTGCAGCGGGTGTCAAAGCGTAAAACTGTTCTCTGATTTCGCCAAGAATCGGCGTCAGAAAGATGGGTACGCAAACTGGTGCAAGGCTTGCCTAAAGAGGCTATGGCAGCGTCCAGAGAACTTGCTAAAACGCAAGCAGCGGCGTCTTAAAGACTACGGGTACACGCTGTTTATTGAGACTAAAAGCCGAGCTAAAGCTAGAGGGTTGGCGTTTGACCTAGAGCCAAGTGACCTTCTCATTCCAGAGTTCTGCCCGGTGACTGGAGAAAAACTAGTTGTTGAACTGGGTGGTCGAACAAACAACACTCCTACAGTTGATCGTAAAGATCAAAGCAAAGGCTACATAAAAGGCAATGTGTTCGTAATTTCATGGATTGCCAACAAAGTAAAAAGCGATCAAGTCGATCCAGCGTTGTTCGAGGGCATTGCGAGGTACATGCGTGATTGATGGCATAAACAGTTACGCGCCCCGGCACTCAGGCTTTGTGGATTTTCACAACCGTTCGCAGCGGTGGGCTTGTTTGGTGGCGCACAGAAGGGCGGGAAAAACGGTTGCTTGTGTTGCAGACCTTGTGTTTTCTGCTTTGTTTACCTCTAAGAGAGATGGGCGCTACGCATACGTTGCTCCGCAATACAACCAAGCAAAAGACATTTCATGGACTTATGTTAAGCGTCTAACAGCCGACGTCCCCGGCATGGAATACAACGAAACGGAATTGCGGGCTGACTTCCCCAATGGTTCTAGACTTAGGCTGTATGGCGCAGACAATCCTGACAGGTTGCGCGGTATTTTCTTGGATGGTGTTGTTTTAGACGAGGTGGCCGACATGAGACCAAGGGTCTGGGGCGAGATCATCCGACCGCTGTTAGCCGACCGCGAGGGCTGGGCTTCGTTTATCGGTACGCCGAAGGGGCACAACTTCTTTCACGCCATCTGGACGCAAGCCCAAGGCTCGCCAGATTGGTACTCGACCAGCATCAAGGCCTCGCAGTCTGGCCTGATCAAGCCTGATGAGCTGGCCGACGCATCTCGAGGCATGACTGAGGATCAGTATCAGCAAGAGTTTGAGTGTTCGTTTGAGGCTGCGATCTTGGGTGCGTACTTTGGCCGCGAGCTGCGGGCCATTGAGGACGAAGGGCGAGTCACCGTTGTGGATCACGACCGCAACTTGCCCGTTTTCACCGCCTGGGACTTGGGTTTCCACGACGACACGGCCATCTGGTTCTGGCAGATGCTGGGCTCCGAGCTGCGGATCATTGACTACTACTCGGCCAGCGGCCTGACCATTGACGACTATGCCAACGTAGTGATTGGCAAGGCGTATCGGTACGCGACACACTACCTGCCGCACGACGCTCGGGCCAAGACGCTGGCATCAGGCGGCAAGTCCATCATCGAGCAACTGGACGCCCACCTTGGCATCAAGAACATGGCCATCGTGCCTGGCCTGAGCGTGCAAGACGGCATCCAGGCAGCGCGAGTGATGATGCGGCGCGTGTGGTTTGACCGCGAACGCTGTGGCGATGCCGTGGAACTGCTCAAGCAGTATCAGCGCGAGTGGGACGACGAAAAGAAGATGTTCCGCGAAAAGCCGCGGCATGACTTCACCAGCCATTGCGCTGATGCGTTCCGCATGATGGCCATCGCTTGGCAGGAAATTAAGCCAAAAGAACCCGAAAAACCTCCGGTTTTTGCTGTAACGGGGCATAATTCGCGCATTGAGCTTGCCCCACTTGAAACTCTGTGGCGCGAGACACCAAGGCGAACCAACCGAATCTAGGAGCAATCATGGCAGGCGTAAACGCACCTTATCGTTACCAATATGAACACGTCACAGTTAGCCAGACCGCCCATGTGCTGGGTGGCACGGGAGCGATTGGTGATTACCTTGACAAACTGATTTGCACCGTCAGCACCGCAGCAACCAGCTCGGTCACCATCTTGGATGGTGCCGTTGCTAGTCACGTCATTTTGCCTAACAACGTGGGCGGCGGCATTGGCGTCTATGTCATTTCGATGGGCACCATTTCTCGCTACGGCGCGTGGAAGGTCACAACTGCGGCAGGCGTTGAAGTTCTAGCCGTCGGCATCTTCTCAGCCTAATCATGGCCGACGAAGATACCGTCAAGCCCGAGGTTCAGTATTACCTGAACCATATCGCAGCCTACGACCGCGAGTTTGCGAGCTGGGAGACGCGAGCCAAGAAGATTTTGAAGCGGTATCGGGACGACACCCGCAACAGCCAAGACAGCGGCTCGCGGTTCAACATTCTGTGGAGCAACGTCCAGACGCTTAAGGCCGCCACGTTTGCCCGCCTGCCGAAGCCTGACGTTAGCCGCCGCTTCCGCGACAACGACCAAGTGGGTCGGGTTGCTTCCATGTTGCTTGAGCGTGCGCTTGACTACGAGATCACGCACTATCCCGACTACCGCGAGACGCTGACCGCTGCGCTGTACGACCGTTTCCTGCCTGGCCGAGGCGTGGCATGGGTGCGCTACGAACCCAAGTTCAAGCAGGGCGAGGCCCAGATTACCGAAGACGAGGAATCGCCCAGCGACGAGATGCTGGACTACGAGTGCGCTCCGACCGACTACGTCCATTGGAAGGACTTTGGCCACAACGTGGCTAGGACGTGGGAAGAGACTTGCATCGTCTGGCGCAAGGTCTACATGACCCGCCCCATGCTGCGCGAGCGCTTCGGCGATGAGATAGCCAAGAAGATTCCGCTGGACTCCGAGCCTAGCGAGATGAAAAACGCTTCACGCGAAGGCGTGGACAAGCGTGCGATGATCTTTGAGCTGTGGGACAAAGAGACCGGCAAGGCCGTGTGGATGTCCAAGTCGCTCGGCGAGTTCTTGGATGAGCAGGACGACCCGCTGAAGTTGGAAGGGTTTTACCCCTGCCCGAAACCGCTGTACAGCACGATCACCAACGAGAGCCTAGTGCCCGTCCCTGACTTTGCGCTGTACCAAGACCAGGCCAACTCGCTTGACATCTTGAGCGACCGCATTGATGGTCTGGTCAAGGCGCTACAGGTCAAGGGCGTCTACGACGCTGCGTCCCCCGAGCTGGCCCGCTTATTTACTGAGGCCAACAACAACGACCTGATTCCGGTCAAGAACTGGATGTCGTTTTCGGAAAAGCGCGGGCTGGCCGGATCAATTGACATGGTTGATCTGACGCCTATCGCTGGCGCTTTGATGCAGGCATATCAGGCGTTTGAGCAAGTCAAAAGCCAGATTTACGACATCACCGGGATCAGCGACATTGTGCGCGGTCAGTCTGTGGCCAGCGAGACGGCAACTGCCCAGCAGATCAAGGGGCAATACGCAAGCCTGCGGCTCAAGAGCTATCAGGACGACGTAGCGCGGTTTGCGACGCACATGATCCAACTCAAGGCTCAAATCATTTGCCAACTGTTTGACCCTCAGACCATTCTGATGATGTCTGCTGCCGACCAGCTCAGTCCGGTTGACCAACAACTGGTGCCGCAGGCGCTGGAGCTGCTGCGCAACGAGCCTATGCGCTCGTTTCGCATTGAGATCAGCACCGACTCGCTCATCATGATGGATGAGTCGCAGGAAAAGCAGGATCGCATGGAGTTTCTCGGCGCAGTCTCAAGTTTTCTTGAGAAGGCCGTGCAGGCCAGCCAGGTTGCGCCTCAGATCGTGCCGCTGTCGCTTGATATGCTCAAGTTTGGCGTCGGTGCGTTCAAGATTGGCAAGAGCATGGAAGGCCAAATTGACCAGACTGCCCAGCAGTTCAAGGAGCAACTGGAACAACAGCAGCAGCAACCTGAACAGCCGCCACCTCCTGATCCTGAAGAAATGAAGATGCAGCTCCAGATGCAGATGGATCAGGCCAAGATGCAAGCCCAGGCGCAAACCGAGCAGATGAAAATGCAAGCCGAGGCGCAGTTCAAGCAGGCCGACCAGCAGCATCAGGCGCAGCTTGAGATGGCCCGCATGGATCACGAAACGCAACTCAAGGCCGTGGACTCGCAAACCACCCAAATGATTGAGCAGGCCAAGATGGAAGCCGACGCTGATCTCAAGTGGCGCATTGCCCAGCTTGAGGCCGAGACCAAAGTCATCGTGGCCCAGATCGCTGCCGCGCAGAAGTCTCAAGCTGATGCCATTCAGGCAGATCAGATGATCCAGCAGGAAGCCATTAGGACGTCTGGAGCCACCGACCTACAGCAGACTATGGCTGTGGCAATGGAAGGCTTTCAAGCGGCTCTAGAGCGCCTTGCTAGACCCCGCACGGTCATGCGCTCGATTGACGGCAAGATCACTGGGCTGAACTGATGGCTTTGTACGCTGACCGAGTCAAGCAAAGCCTGGGCGTCACCGGCACAGGCACCGTCACGCTGACGCTGGCCACGACAGGCAACGGCTATCAGTCCTTTCTGACGGCATTTGGCACCGGCACGCAGACGGTTGCGTATTGCATTGCAGATCAGTCTGGCCCCAACTGGGAGGTTGGCACGGGAAGCTACAACGGCTCGGCCAACACGCTTGCCCGCACAACCGTGCTGGCCTCAAGCAACGGCGGCTCGCTGACCAACTTTAGCGGCGGCACGCAAGACGTTTTCTGCACCGCGCCAGCCAAGTATCTTGAGCCCACGGTCGGCGTTTGTTGGTCGCTGGTTGGCACAACCGTTGTGGGTGACTACACCGTGCTGTTCAAGGCGCCGTTTGCGTTCACGGTCAACGAGACCAGCATGGTCTGCGTGTCCGGCAGCGCAACCGCCACGGTAAAGATCAACGCCACCAACGTCACGGGAGGCACAGCCATCGGCGGCGGCTCTCAGTCGGTGGGTACTACCACCACAACCGTAGCGCGCACATCGTCTAACACCGTCAACGCTGGCGATAGCATCGTAGTCACCTTTACTGCTGGGGCGGTAAACCCTAGCGTTACAATAAAAGGCACAAGAACATGACTATACTAGTAGGAGAAAATTGGTCTGGCTCAGGTTCTGTAAACAACAAAACGCCTAGTTCTGGCGGCGGAACGTGGGTGTCTACTGTTGCTGACATGACGTATGGCGGCGGAACGGCAAACCCAAACGGCAATTTTAATATTGTACCTGCTTTTCATTCGGCTACTTATACAGACACCAAACTTAATGTAGTTGCATACTCTGGTAATACGGGTTTTAATTACAGCAATCCCGTAATAATATATGCCCGTGCCGACGCCAATGATTCTGGCTATCCAAACTGTTACTACGTTACCTGCATTGTAGCTAATAATAGTGGTGGTGGAACCCCGGCCTCTGTTTCTCTACGCAAGCGAGTATCAGGCGTGGAAACCCTGTTGTTCAACGTCGAAGCAGAAAATTTTGGGGCTACTATTTCCCTAGAAGTAAATGGCACATCCCTCAAAGTCTATCTCAACGCATCACTCATTATTGACACCACCGACTCGTCTATTACATCGGCGGGGTATTCGGGCTTTGGATTAAATTACAATGAGGATGGTGAAGACACGGGCGAATCCACGGTTGGGGCGCTCACTATTGAAACGGTAGCGGCGGCGACGTCGTCGGCCTCTACGTCCATCGTGTTCTAAATGTTCGGCTTTGACGCCATTGCGGCGCTGCCCATCAGCAGCCTGCCGATTGTTGTTACCCCAGCACCTCTTCAGGACAACAGGGGCGGCATAGGTGGCAAGAAGAAGCGCAAGAAGTATGAGCTGCCTGATGAGGAGGTCATTACCACCGACCTGCCAGAGCCATCGGTCATGGCAGACCAGATGCGTGCAATCATGTTGCCGCCGATGGATATGCTGCCTTCATTGGTGCAGGCTCGCAAGGCTCAAGTCGATTTTGAGGCCGAGCGTGATGATGAAGAATCCATTTTGTTGTTGTTGATGTGAGGCAAACGATGTCAGACGGTGGAAAGGGCGATAACAGACGGCCAGGCGACGATGCAGCGTTTGCATCTAACTTTGAGCGCATCTTTGATGGCGGCATCAAGCGTGGTTCTTGGGTGTTTGTGGATGGGCAGATGGTGCCTAAAGACGAGTACCGCGCCCCTGCGCCCGAGACTCACATGGTCATGACCGACATACAGCCCTACCCATCAATGGCCACCGGCGAGATGGTAGGTGGCAGGGCGCAGCATCGAGAGCATCTCAAGCGCAATGGATTGATTGAGATTGGAAACGAAACGAAGTATCTGAAGAACGAACGCAAGCAGGAACCCGCAGCCGTTTTGAAACGACGGATTGCGGAAATTGTCAATGATCGGTTAAGATAGCCACAATCTTTTGGAAGGATTCAAAATGGCACTCGCACGCGAAGTAATGTTGGCCGGATTCTCGGCAGATCAGGCACGGGGCTTGGGCGGCGGTTACGCTGGTCTGGTCGCTCTGGGTTCCACCCAAGACAACGCCGCGCCCATCACCGCCAGCGCACACGTTGTGACCGGCGCAGACGGCACCAAGGGTGTTCGTCTGGTCGCCGAAGTTGGCGATTCGGTCTGGCTGTTCAACAGCTCGGCATCGGCGCTGAAGGTCTACGGTTCCACCGGCGATGCGATTGCCGTGCCTGGCACCGGCCTTGGCACCGCCAACGCTGCCTATAGCCAAACGGCGCAATCGGTGGTTCAGTATTTGCACGTCAACCCTACTCAATGGCTGCTTGTTAAGTCTGCATGATGGAAGAGCAAATGGATGAACCGCAGGTTACCTTGCGCGATGCCATTGAGTCGGCTGTCGAGGAGCATGAGCCTGCTTCTGCCGTTGAGCAAGACGCTGCCCCCGCAGACGCTCAACGCGACGATGCTGGCCGCTTTGCCGCCCCACCGCAAGACGAGCAACCTGCACCCGCCCCGACCAAGCCTCGGCCTTCTTCGTGGAAGAAGGACTACGACGAGCATTGGACGAAGCTAGACCCCAGCCTGCAAGACTACATTGCCCAGCGCGAACAAGAGTACGCAAAGGGCGTTAGCACTTACAAACAGAACTGGGATCAGGCCGCGCCTTTGTATGAGGCGATGCAGCCGTTCATGCCGCTGCTTCAGCAAAACAACATTGACCCAAAGCAATGGATCAGCAACCTGGGCAACGCCCACCGTATGCTGGCCCAAGGCTCGGACGATGAGAAGCTGCGGATGTTCGCCCAATTGGCCACCGACTACGGCGTGCCGCTTGGGGCGTTGACCGGCCAGCAGTCTGGCATTGATCCACAGTTCTCCCAGATGGCCCAGAAACTTGGGCAGATGGAGAACCGTTGGACTCAGTTTGAACAACAACGAGAGCAGCAAGAAAACGCTGCTCTGCAAAACGACATTTCTGCTTTCTCTCAGAAAGCACCCCATTTCGCGCAGGTACGCGAAACGATGGCTGGACTCCTCCAGTCAGGCGTGGCGCAAGACCTGCAAAGTGCCTACGACAAGGCGATCCGATTGCACGATGACATTTGGCAGCAGCAACAGGCAGAACAAGCCAAAGCCGCTGCCGAGCAAAATCAGCAAAAGGTCGCCCAAGCAAGGGCAAAGGCTGTGTCTCCAAGGTCTTCCTCCCCAACAGGGATGACGAGCGGCGGAAACGGCAAAAAGAGTCTGCGAGATATGTTGTCCGAGCAAATCGACAATCAGCTTGTCTCGCGGGTTTAATTTTGATTCATTGAAAGGAACTTCTCATGGCATACGCCAATAGCTCCATCAGCGATATCATTGCCACCACCATTCAATCTCGATCGGGTGAGCTGGCTGATAACGTGATGCAAAACAACCCGCTGCTTCAGCGTTTGAAGCAACGTGGCAATGTCCGTCCATTCTCGGGCGGTAACGTGATCTTGGAAGAGATCATGTACAACGACACCTCGACCAACAACACCAACAGCTATTCTGGCTACGAAGTGCTGAACATTGCACCTAACAGCCCGATCTCTGCTGCTCAGTTTGCTATTACCCAGTACGCCGCTGCCGTGACCATGAGTGGTCTGGAGATGCTGCAAAACGCTGGCAAAGAGCAAATTATTGATCTGCTTGAAGGCCGCATTCGTGTTGCCGAAGCGCAGCTCATGAACCGCATTGACACCGACATCTATCTGGATGGCACGGGCAACGGCGGCAAGAACATGACCGGCCTTGCTGCTGCTGTTCCTGATGCTCCAACGTCTGGCACCTACGGTGGTATTGACCGCGCTACTTGGACTTTCTGGCAGTCGCAGAAGTACAGCGGCACGACCAACGGCGGCGCAGCAGTTTCCGCAGCCAACATTACCCAGTACATGACCGCGCTTGCGCTCCAACTGGTTCGCGGCAATGACAAGGCTGATTTGCTGGTGGCTGACAACACCTATTACAGCCTGTACGTCAATTCGTTGCAAGCCATTCAGCGTGTTACCTCTGAAAACGAGGCAGGCGCTGGTTTTGCTTCTCTCAAGTTCTACGGTGGCGGCACGTCTGCTGACGTTGTGCTTGGCGGCGGTATCGGCGCTCACGCAACGGCCAACCATATGTGGTTCTTGAACACCAAGTACATCAGCTTCCGTCCTCACAAGGATCGGAACTTTGTGCCAATCGGTGGCGAGCGCCAAGCTGTCAACCAAGACGCAATCGTGAAACTGATCGGCTGGGCTGGTAATCTGACCACCTCGGGCGCTCAGTTCCAAGGGGTTTTGATTGCGTGATTGCATGAAATGATGCAATAGTGTAGGATGCCTCCAGTAAAATGGAGGCATTATGGCTAGACCCAAATCTGACCCAAAACAAAGATTTTTGTTAAAGGTAAAGCAAATGGAAACAGGATGCCATGAGTGGACAGGCTGTTTGCATCGTGATGGATACGGAAAGTTTTATCACGAAGGCAAACAAGTTCAAGCTCACCGAGTGGCATACGAAATTTTCAAAAGCAAACCTGAAAAAAAATGGGTTTTACATAAATGCGATAACCGCAAATGTGTAAACCCAGATCATTTGTTTTTGGGTTTTGCGATTGAAAACATCCAAGACATGGATGCCAAAAATCGCAGAGGCACTAAAGCAAAGTTGACCTTTAATCAGTCAGAAGGAATAAAAAAACTTTTGTCTGAAAGATACAAACAAGTTGAAGTTGCAAAAATATTTGGTGTTCATCAAACCACTATTAGCAGAATTTATCGCAACATCAGTCAAACTTTCAAAACTGAAAGGAATTAATCATGGCATATACCATTACCGACCACGAAGCAGGTTTCCTGCCTATTGGCGTCATTGATACCGGCACC